ATTAGGTATTCAACTTCTCCGCAACCGTTTCGCCTTACTGGCAATGGAAGCAGCAGAGAAGAGCGTTCAAGCGCCAATCGTATTACCGCAAGACGTGCAAGAACTCCAGTTGGGTGGCGATGCGGTTATCCGTACCGCCAACCCAGCGGGCGTTCGTCGTGTCGAATTAAACATTCCACAAGGCGCGTTCACAGAAGCACAACTCCTTAATCAGGAACTTCGCTCAGGTACTCGTTATCCAGAAGGACGTTCTGGTAACATTGATGCAAGCATCGTTACTGGTCAAGGTGTACAGGCGCTTATGGGTGCCTTTGATACACAGGTTAAGTCAGCACAAGCAATCTTTGCTTCGGCTCTACGCGATGTCGTTTCTCTATGCTTTGAAGTAGATGAGAAGATTTTCCCACAGGAAAAGACAATCCGCGGTGTAGACTCTGGCTCACCTTACGAGATTACATACAAGCCAACTAAGGATATCAAGTCTGATTACTCAGCAGATGTCCGCTACGGTATGCTTGCTGGTCTCAACCCTGCACAGGGACTTATCTTTATGCTACAGGCTCTTGGTGGAGGACTTATCTCCAAGGACATGGCTATGCGTGAACTTCCATTCACCGTAAACGTGACTCAGGAACTTGAGAAAATTGAAATCGAAAACATGCGTTCATCACTTCTTAGTGGTATTACTGCGATGGCTCAGGCTATCCCAGCAATGGCTACATCAGGCGGAGACCCAGCATCTATCGTAACTAAGATTGCAGGAGTAATTTCTGCACGTCAAAAGGGCCAAACTCTTGAAGAGGCTATTGCTGACGTGTTTGCTCCAGAGCAACCAGTTCCTTCTGCTGGGGCTGCAACTTCTCCTGTTGAGCAGCCGTCCCCTGTTCCAGGCGCGGCTCCAGCAGGAGGCTCTCCTATGGGTGGTCCAGGACTAGCAGCACCAACTCCACCACCAGACATTCAAACAATTTTATCTACCCTAAGTGGTAGCGGCAAGGCAACGGGACGAGTTACAACTAAGGGGTAACAATGACAACGCTAGTAGCGATACAAGGTGACGGTTGGTCGGTATTAGGGTGTGACTCACGACTTAGTGACGAACACGGACGTTTTCAAATTGCTAAGACTCCAAAGATTGTAGAAAACAATACTGTACTTATTGCAGGCTGCGGTTCATCTCGCGCAAGCAATATCCTACACTACGGCTATGTACAACCTAAGCCAACACTTAAAGAAGACTTGAATACCTACATGACTACAAAGTTCATTCCGCAAATGCGAAAGAATTTTATAGATGCTGGTATCGACATGAAAGAGGACGGCGATGTTGCACAAATCGACGGGGGATTCCTCGTCTCGGTCAAAGGGCAAGTTTTCTCGGTTTCTGAAGATTACTCTTGGGATACCGATGTTCGTAATGTATATGTTATGGGTAGTGGCGGAGATGTTGCCCTCGGTGCGCTGGCAGCGCTGGGTGTGGAAAAAGTAAAGACTATTAATCAAGCAGAGAGTATGATTCGTAAAGCAATTGCTATTGCAATCCAATACGATAATATGTGCTCTGAACCAATTTATACATTTAAACAATACGCATAGGAGTAAACATGGGTGGAAAAGGAAGTGGCGGCGCTAACGGCGGCGCACAATACAATCCAGCAAATGTTTCAGGTACTGGTGGGGCTGGACAAAGTGGTAACTACACAGGATTTGCATACGGGCAGAATAGTACTTTGAATAATTCACGTATAGAAGGAAACGCGGCTGTATCATCAGTTGCAGCATCAGGTGCCACAACATCACAGGCTCCATACGAAGGAGTCAGTATGCCACAACTCGGTACCTTGCTAGACCCAACTAATAATCCATCTGAGCCAATTACAGCAGGTGTAGATTTCGGACCTGGGCCTGGCTCAGAAGCACTACCAAAAGGCTTTGGTGCAAACACTCGTCCAGACGAGAATGCACAGATTGTAAGAAATTACTTGCCTGACTTGGCATTTGCTGCTCAATCAAAAAGCGCACCAGATTCTTTTAAGCGTTTCGTAAACTTCTTAATGGAGCAATAATGGAAGATGTCATGTGGGCGCCTGGTAGCCTTTTTGACAACATCGACAAGTTTGCAAATTCGCTTGGTTATCAAAACGCAGCGATTGCTCTAGAACTTGCAATGATGTCTTGGAAGTCACCAGAAGAGCGTGACGCATTCATTACCGGACTTACTGGTGAGGATGTAAAAGGCGGGACAGAAAAAAATTATATTAATCAAAATTTCTAGGGGGTAGTAATGTCTTGGTGGAACACATTCACTACATCTATCTCCGCATTGCCAGTATTTGGTAAAAGAGTTTCAGGTGGCGGCGCTTACCTAAGCGAAGATGAACTCGAGAAGGAAAGAGTACTTCAGGACACAGTTAAGGGCGCTCTTGCTGGAATTGATAACGCTATCCTAGATAACAAGGCTGGCGATTTAGTAAAGAGCAAGACTAAGCAAGCAGCAGATTTGCTTCTTAGTGCTGCGGTTAAACTTAATAACAACGTTATTTCTCCATACGTAACCCGCCCTGCGGCAACACTTGGACTTCTAACCGACATCGCTTCTCCTCTTTACAAAAAGGGTAAGTACGAAGAAGGTTTTCAGTTTAATGATATCAAGGCAGCATACAATCGTAGCGCCAAGGTATCTACAATGCAGGCTCTTACTAAGTCTGAACTGACACCTATCGGTTTACTATCTTCAATGGTATTGCCTGCTGGTGGTATCGACATGAGCAAGGTTGACTTGTGGAATGACGAAAGCATCAAGCAGAACTTTGTCGACAATGCAGTAGGTCGCTGGTACACAGGTATCGGTGACTTCTTCGTTGGTAACAAGGTATTCGGTGTTGCTGGTAAGATTGCTGGTGCAGGCATCAAGACCGCTGCAAAGCCAGCAGGTCTTTACACTAAGGGCAAGACAGTAGAAGATTTTGCAGCAGATGCTAGCGATGGTATCTTGTTTGCTAAGACTAACGGTGCAGAAGGACGACAGACAGTCTCTGGTTCACACATGGTCACTTTGGCAGAGTCAAAGGACTGGGGAACTATTGAAGACCTCGTCACTAAGTATAGCACCAACGAAAAACTTCTCCCACTTATCCACGAAGCATCTGATGCTGATACTGTAAAGAATATTATTCTTGCAGACAAGGGTAACGTTGCAGCGCTAGAGCAATTAGCCGCTACAGAGAGCCATAAACTCTTCGTCGCTGGTAACGTTCAGGGCCAACTACAAAACAAGTTTTTACAAACTGGTAAAGTCTACATCCCAGAAGGTGCAGCAGTACCACGTTTACAGAAGGCATTTGATGACGCAATCAATGCTGACCCACAGTATAAGAAACTCAAAGATGCTTTCTTTGATGAGGACTACAGCCTAACTCCAGGCGGCAAGGCATACATGCCTATGGAACCTGTTATTGGTGCTGGTGCTATCATCAGAGGCCAAGAGAAGATTCGTGGCGTTAAGACTGCTATCCGTTCACGCTTTGCAGATAAGCCAGAGTCATTTAGCGCATTCGCTGAAACTACTCTAGGCTCTACTATCAGCGGCCTTGGTATGCGCCTTGTACGCCTCGTAGGACGCGGTACAGAGTCTCTACCTACTGGTTATGTATCTTTCTCAGGTATGCGTCCTCTACAGGCTCGTACCGAACTTAATGGCTTCCTCAACAACATGAAGTTGTTCAGAGACGGTTCTGCTAAGATTGAGATTGCTCCTGGTGTACGCGAGAAGGTTAGCGTTGTCCGAGCCAATCTTGAGAACGAGTACATGACTACTCTCGGCAAGGGGCCTTTGGCTCAGACCGAAGCACTTAAGTCAATTGATGCACAGGTTGGTAAGTTGCTTGCCTACAAGGCTGGTATCTACAACCAAGCAGAAATTGATGCCTACGTAAATTCATTCCAGGCAAACGTAAGTCGTGGTATTCAATCTGTTAAAGAAAACGGATTTGGTATCGGACATGACGGTACTGCTATTCTAGTACAGCCACAGACTGTTCGTCAACTTGCAGAATCATACCGTTTTACTCCTTGGGATGATATCGAAAAGCAACTTGAAGACCGTATCTCAAAGGGTTTTGTAAAGGGTAAGGCAGTCCAAGGTAAAGACTTAGGACAAGAAGTGTTCCGCGAATTAAACCGCGTATGGACATTTGACGTTCTTGCTCGTCCTGCATATGCATTCAAGCAGTCTATGTTTGAACCTGTCATTAGTACAGGTATTGCATACGGAATGGAATTCCTATGGAAAGACATCCTATCACCAACTACAGGTGTTACAAGTTGGAACGCTAGAAACCTAGCGCAGAACCTTAGAGGCAAAAGAGCGCAGTTCAAGAACCGCGCCGAGTATGTCGCTGTAAATAAGGCAGTCAAGGATAAGGCTACAGCCTTTGAACAGGCATCTGCAACCAAGGATATTGCACAGGCTTCACTAGAAGACTTGATTCGTAATGGTTCTCCTGCAGCAAAAGCACAGCACTTGGCTTCTGCACGCAAGGAACTTAATGCGGCATCAGACCTACTTGACAATATCGAACTAGATTTACGTGCTGCTGTTGTTCCTTACGGAGCAAAAGAAGCAATCCCAAGCATGGCTACACTAGAACGTAGAATTGCATTCCTAGAAACAAAGCCTAAGACTGCAGCACAGAAGCAAAGCCTTGCGGAAGCAAAGGCTGCAATTGCTAACTACCGTGGCGTAATCAGCAACCTCACAACCAATAAGAAGGTTATCAAGGCTGCAGATGATGCTGTCAAGCAAGCATATGCTAAGATTGATTCTGCTGTTAGCGAACTTGGTGATGTTGCAAAGCAACAGGCTGACGTATTTGGTAAGAGCGCAGCATTCAAGAAGCGCTACTACTCAAAAGATATGCAGCACAGAATTGTCAATGGACAGCATGTAGCAATTGACTCATTCGTACAGGACTCAGACGTACCTGGTACAAATTACTTTTCAGCAGCAGTTCGTGGAGAAGTTCAGAACGCACGTACAAGCGACCTTAACTTCCAGGGCGAACTATCTATTGGTTCACGCAAATCGCTTATCCAGCGCAAGATTCCAATGGCTAAGATTGGCGTCAACGACGAACTATACTTTGAAGAACTAGCACATATTGCTAATCGTCAATACCGTGGCGATGAACTTATGGACTTGATTCTAGCAGAAACTCCTATGAAGGAGTTGCGTCGTTGGGCATCTACCGATACCGGACGCGCTTACCTACGTAACTTTGACGTGTATGATGCAAAAGATGTACCTAACTACCTAGCAGACAAAGTTGCTTTGGTAGAGCGTACATTTCCATCATACGAAGCACGTGCAGCAATCCTAAAGGGTGATGTAACATCACAGCAACTTCAGGGATACCTTGCTCCATACGCTAAAGAACTATATGATATTACGCCATCAAACCATAACTATGGTGCATCAACATTCGGTAAGAGCAACCTAGCGAAGGCTAACAATGCTATTAACGAGCGAATGGCTAGCATCTTTAGAGGCCTTGCTGCCTTTGAAAATCCTATTCGTTATGCTGCTTTTGATAGAGTTGCAATCGACGCTGTAGCACGTAAGGCTGCATACCTTGAATCTCAGGGTATCCAGATGACTACTAATCGCTACAATGCTCTACGCCAGGCTGCTGGACGCGAAGCGTTGCAGGATATTGAAAAGACTTTGTACACGATTAATAATCCTAATCGTTTCATCAACTCTTTACGTGCTGTTATAGCATTCCCTGCTGCAAACGCCAACGCATTCTTGCGCTATGGCCGTCTTGCAGCCAAGGCTCCTGAGCGTGCTCTTGGCTTCATGTACAACTACGGTCGTACATTTCAAACATTTGGTGTGGATGAGAACGGTAATCCAACGGACGACATCAATAAGATTACCCACCTTGTAGTTCCAGGAACTAAAGACTTAGGTCTTGGTCCAAGAGGTGAAGGTATTGCTCTCAGCGCTCAATCATTAGGCTTCTTGCTTAACCGACCAAGCCCTTCCTTCGTTACTTCACTCTCTATGGGTAAAGTAATGCAGGCATATCCTCAGAGCGAAAAGCAGGTAGAAGAGTTTCTAACCGTTGGTGGAGTGAACTACTACAAGGTTCTGTACCCTTACGGCCCATCTACATCGCTAACAGATGCGTTTAAACCACCTTGGGCTAACGCTCTTTACAATGGTGTTGTTGGCCCAGAAGGCAAGCAAGACTACTTGAGTTCTTGGAAGTCTGTATACAACTATCATGCTATGCTCAACGAAATGGGCATTGAAGATGATATGCCATCAGATGACGAGATTAGAAGCGAAGTAAAGGGACTATGGCTTGCCAAGTTCTTCTCTACTTGGTCTTCACCGTTTGCTGGTATTCCATTCAAGGTCGACACAAACCCTATGGGCTTGACATCTAACCTGTACTATAAGTTGCAGGAGAAGTACAAGGGCCAGGGAATGTCTAACCAGGACGCACGTGATGCGGCTGGAGAAGAGATGCTATCTCTACTTGGGCCTAAGTTCATGGTTGACCGTGTATCGTTTACTGGTTCTTCAAAGAACCTTAACATACCAGCAACATATGAAGCATACCAGCGTATCTTTGAAGACAATGCTGACCTAGTTGGCAGACTTGCTAACATTGAGCCAGGCGAAATTGGTCTTATTGGTTTGATTACATCAGACGTAAGCCGCGACCCTGCCGAGCAGTCTAACAACATCTTGAAGATTCTAAGCAACCCTAAACTTACAATCCCTGGAACAAGTAAGCGAGTCAACGAACTCAAACTTACTCCACAGGAGATTGAAACTGAACGCATCAAGCAGCGTACATGGGGTCAATACACAGCAGTACGCGAGGCTCTAGAGGCTAAGATTACTGATGGTAAGACTCTACGTGCTCACCCAGAACTTAAAGCAGCACTTGATAAGGTCGTTGAAGGCCCACTCAAGGAGTCTAGCCAAGCATGGTATGATGAGTTCCAGTTCTCTGCAAGTGGTGACTCTTCTTACAAGTATGCGCGAGCGCTACAAGAAATTACAAACGATAAGAAGTTTATGAGCAGCAATGGGAACACTAAGTTCTGGAAAGACGCTAAGGCGTTCATTGATGCACGTAAGATGTTCACAGATATCTATCAGGCTCTACCTGACTATGACCCACGCAAGGCTCTCCTAAAAGACGGCTATAACTACTGGGTACAGCAGAACCTAAGCCAATGGGATGGAAACTTGAAGACAATAGCACTACGATACTTTGACAACGACTCTCTAAAGGCGGTTAACTAATATGGTTGATAAGGTTAAAGCACCTTCTACAACGCCAAATCAGGATAACCAAACCGCAGCGAGTGCTACAGATATCCTAAATGCTCTAGGCTTTGGTGACTTACAGGCGCAGAATGATAGCGGAAACCGCTCATCAGTTGGTTCATCTACATCTACTACTGTAACTCGACTAACCTATCAGTCTGCTAAATCGCTTCTTGAAGCAGTAATGCGTGAAGCAGACTTCATGGGTAAACTCACCCCAGCAGATATTAAGCAGTTCGTAGTCGATTTTAGCGCTGCACAGGACAAGCAGATTGAAAAGGTAGTAGTATCTTCTTCAAGCAAGACTACCGCTGGAGCAACTAAAGATGCAACTAGCAAGGTTGTAGACTCTACCAAGAAGACAGAGTTCCCATCATTCTTTGATGCTAAGGGCTTTGCCAATGACTTCATCTGGTCTAAGATTAACTTCAAGGATGAGAAGACTCTTGGTGCTAAATCGCTTTCAGCGCTTAGCGATGTACGTGGCGTAGTCCAAGCATTCCAGTTAATGGGTGTTACAGACAACGACATCCGCGCTGCAGCCAAAGAGATTGCTATGGGTCGCAAGACACTTGATGCATACAAGGTAGAACTTCAGCAAATTGCTAAGAAGGAATACCCACAGTTTGCGGACCGTTTCGATACTGACCCAACTCTTACAACCTATGATATTGCTTCCCCTATTATCAAAATGCTTGCAAAGACTTGGGAAGTCGAAGAAGACCAGGTCAAAATGGATAACCCTATTGTCATGTCATACATGAACTATGCGGGACCAGATGGTAAGGGACAAGCACCATCACGCTATGACCTACTACTCAAGGCTAAAAAAGACCCTAAGTATCAGTTGACACAGCAAGCAAACGAAGATGCACGTGATGCAGCAACAGGGCTTGCAAGAGCCTTTGGATTTGGAGTATAAATGATTGCCGTGCCAAGAGACGAATCAGATGAAAGAATGCTTGCTCGTTCAAGAGCATCAAGAGCGGCAGCAACTCCTGCA